CTCCGCTCATTCGACCGCGCCGGGCATCCTTGCCCCCAGCAGGCGAGCCTCCCGCTCGGACTCGTCGTAAGCCCGCGTCTGGTCGAAGGCCACGATCAGGGCTTGCGTCTGGACGCCGCAATCATCCCACGCGGGCTTGACGCCCGGCGGCAGGATGCCTAGGCGCTCGCAGGCGCACCAGACGGAGTATTCGGCGGTGCGATGGGGAGGCCAGAGGATGCGACTTTCGCTGCCTCCCCAGCAAGAAAAACCTCGCGGGCCTTCTTGAGCTTGGCCTCGTCGAGGCAATTGGCCTCCAAGACCAGGTTCATCACTCGCTGGCACTCGATGTCGCTGAGGCCGCCGCCGCGGAGGTCCGTGGACCAGTTCTTCCACGTGCTGGGATCGGCCAGGTTGACCGTATCCCACTCGACGTTGCTGGGCTCCAGCGACTTGGCGATCATGTAGCCCAGCCGCTTCTGGCCCCATTCGGACATGACTTGCTGGTAGGTCGGGTCGTCGGCCAGCGGCACCCAGCCATCGCGGGTCATCTTGCCCGGCGGCACCGGACGCGGGCAGAGGGCCTCGAACTCCTCCATGCTCGGCACGGGCCGGGCGCGGATCACAATCTCCTGGTCGCCGCGAGGCAGGACCAAGAACACTTCGGTGGGCAGGCTACTCGGGTCGATGCCGCCAATCTTCATAGGTTTTCTCCCTCGATAGATGCGAAAGACAAGATCGGCAGCGCCGGCGCTCGGATGCCGGCGCTGCCGGCTAGTCGGGTGGCTAGCAAAACCGGCCATTTCAGAAAGAGGGCCGGGGAGTCGTTACACGTTGTCGCAGTCCGTGCCGCGGTAGACGGTGGGCTCCTTGGCCATGCACTTGCCGGTGAGCACGATGGTTGCCGCGTTATAGTTCATCTCGCGGGTCTCGGCCCGGAACATGGGGAACACGCTCGTCTCCCGATTGACCGGGGCGCAGGGCGGGTCATACTCCACCAGCACGTCGATGCAGTACGGCTCGCACTGGTCGGGCGAGGAACTGACCCACTCGACGGCGCTGTTGTGGCCCTTCAAGGCGTCCATCGGGCACACGGCCTCGCTGGTGCCGCTGGTGATGTGCTCGTACACGGCGTCGAGCTTCACGTCCATCGGCACGTCCTTCGGCTCGCGCACCGTGTCCAACAGTCCGCGGTCCAAGAGGTAGGTGTAGTCCCGATGCTCGGTGTACGTCAGGTTCCCTTCGCCGATCTTGACGTTGATCTGCTGCGGCTTGAACGTGATGGCTGCACTGGCGGCATAGGTGCCCGCGCCCAAGGCAGGCGAGATGGTGATGCTGGTGGTGCCCCCGCCACCGCTCGGCGCAGTGCCCGCCACTGTCTCCGCGATGGCGACGTAGGCGTCGGTGCCGATCAAGTTCGAGGTGTCCGCCGTCAGGAGGGCCTGCGGTGCGTTAGCCAACGTGCCTTGGAACACCACCGTCCAGGAGCCGAGCGTTCCCGTCACGGCGACGTTCGACATCGCGCCCACCAGCGGTGCCAACGCCGCCGCGACCGTCGGCGCGTCAGCGTCGTAGGCAATCTCCGTGGTCTGCGAACCATTCCACAACAGCTTGAGTGTGCCACCGGTGGCGTTGGTCACTGCCACCGTCTGCGTCTCGTTAGCTCCGCCGGTGCCCGTGCCTTGCACGCGGGCGGTGACCGTGTGGTCCACCGGAGTCGTCTCGCCCGCGATGCGGAGCCGAGCGCCCACGGGAACGGTTCCCGAGTTGAGGCTGTTGAGCGCCACCGACGTAAGGGTGAGGCTAGTCGCCCCGGCAACCGGCGCGGTCACGGGACCAACGGCGGTCCCCTTCAGGCCATCCTGGAAACGGATGGTGCAGTATTTCAGTTCAATGCGAGCCATTGCTATGGGTCTCCTGTTGGCTAACTGTCGAAGTAACCGACGTAGCGGGCGTCGATCATCACCTGCTTCTGCCGGTCGGTCTGATCGGTCTGCCCGAAGTGGAAGATTCGCACGGCGTCGTTGCGTCCGGTGCGCGGTAGCAGGCAGCCCACCAGGCTGCCGTCGTCGCCCGGCTGGTCACCGAGCCGCGTCATGGGGATCGGGCCGTCCAACGCCGCGTGGAACTGCCCAACAATCTGGATGATGTCGTACTGGTTGGCGTTGATCTCATAGCGGCTGGTGAAGAGCAGGTTGATGTCCACGCTCAACTCGTGGTAGTCGATGCTCAGTTCCCGCGTGAAAGGGCCGGACATGCGAATCTCGACCCGGGCGGGGGCTTCCATATAGGCGGTCGTCCGTTCGTCCAGCCCCTCGACCAAGGCCGGAATGTCGGCCTGCTGCGCGAGTTGCTTCATCAACGTCGCCACCGACGCAAACGCCCACCGTGCCCAATTGGGATCGACCGCCATCGGAGCACCTATGGACTGCTGAGGGAGTTGTCTTGGATCGCAAGCTGATCGGAAGTCGAGAGCCGCGTTATCCGCATGTTGCAGACTTCGACCCGCCCTTGGAGTTCCTTGGCGATCACCAGCCAGGCCCGGTGGTATTCGTAGTCCGTCACGCTCTCGATGTCGTAGTGGCGATCGTTGAAGACGATCCAGTCGTCCTTCTTGAGCAGCAGGTCACAGGGAACTTCCGAGCGATCGAACAAAAAGTGCCGGCCACCCGTGTCGAAGGAAGAGCCTTGCACGATGGCTCGGTTGGCCGCCATCGCTCCAGCGTTCTGCCGCACCTCCCGCTGCCGTTTCTCGGGAAGCACCACCACGCGCGGCACCTTCCACTGCACAATCTGCCACTGCGTCTGGCCGGTGGTTGGGTCCGCCTGGACCTGCAACTTGCGGCGGACCACCACCGTCACGCCATGCTGGCGCTTGTGGACGTACATCGCCAGCCGCATGAAGCGATTGTGGATCGGGTTGACCTGGTGCATGGCGCTATCCTTCGGGGCACTTGTGTCGCAGGGGGCACTCGAAGCGGTCGCCCAGGGCCTTTTCCAATCGCTCCATCATGGCCGTGTTCTGCGCGATTACGTCGGTGCAGCGTTCGACCATCGGCAAGAGCACGTCCCGCTGCTCGTCTTCCAGTTTGGTAATCCGGTCGCTCATTCGCAGTTCGCGGAGCCAGTTCTGCCAGAAGAAAAACGCCACCACGATCGCCAGTGGCCCGTACTGTTTCAGTAGCGGCCACAAATAAGTCATGTCCATGCCGAAGCCTCCATTCAAAGGCCGCCGGGCCGGGATAACCCCGGCCCGGCGGATTGCAATGCCGACTTAGCCCTGGAGCACGACGCAGAGGCGGTCGTCCAAGACGGCCACGCCCGCGAGGATGTCCAGGTTAACCACCGTGCCGCCGTTGGCGATGCTGTACTGCATCGAGACCCGCATGGCGATGTCGTTGTAGACTCCGACGTGCGACAGCACACCCATCGCGTTGTTGGGGATGGCCAGGGGGCGGGTGACCAGGGCGATGGCGTTCCGATGGAAGGCCAAATTCAGCGCGCCGGCCGGCCCGGGATAGCACTTGTCGCCGCTGGCGACAGCCTGCTCCAGCGGCCGATCCACGTAGATCGTCTGCTGGCCAGTGGCCGACAGGTAGGACTCGATCACGGTGTAGGTCACGCGGCCCGCACCCGTGCCGAAGGCGACCAACTGCCCGATTTGCGGGGCGGCGGCCCAGCCGGTCAGGACGATCCCTTCCACGTAGCCCGCGGCGTAGGCACTGCCTGCGACGCACGCCTTGTAGACCGTCAACGGAGCGCTAGCGGCGGTGGCGTACTTGTTCACCTCGTTCAAGGTGATGGCCGTGGTGGCACCGGTCGCGGTGGTCGCGGCGGTGATGTAGGTCGGCTGGTCGTTGCCGGCCACGACGGCGAACTCGCCGATGTTTACGGCGTAGTCGGCCAGGGTGACGGCCTGCGACCCGCCGCTGCCGGCCGCCAGGGCGTTGGTGACGGTGCCCGTCACGTCCGCGTCAGCGTTGGCCAACGAAGGGCTGTTGACGTTCTGGTCCATGTAGGTGTCGAACCCCAGAATCCGTCCCAAGGTGGCGCTTTCCAACGCCGTGCCGAAGTCGCCGCGCATCTGGGCGGCGATGAACAGCTCGTTCTTCAACAGCGCCGTCTCGCTCACGGGAGCCAACACCAGGTTGCGGCCTTCCAACGGGGCCTTGTTGATGTTGAGCTGCTCGCGGGCCTCCAGCACATAGTCCTTGCTGTTCTGGCAGGACAGGTTGAGCAGCCGGCCGACGCGCCCGCTGGGGCCACCGTTGGCCAGGGCCGGGGTCAAGAAGGCGTGGACCCGGCCCAACACGGCGCGGTCCACCGAACGGGCGATCGTCATCATGCCCGGCCGGAGGTAGATGTCCACCAGGTCTTGGAAGGACTTGCTGGCCTCGCCGTCCTTGATGGTGAAGCTGGTGTAGAACCACTGGTCCAGCGGCACCTTGACGTTGGTCGCCGAGGCGTCTTGGTTCTGCAAGGGGTCACCGTCCGCCTTGCGGCGAATCTGGAAGGTGCCGGGCCGGCGGGTGTTCACCACGTCACCGAACTGGCGGATTTCGTTCTCGAAGTCGCGGTGGACCAGGTTG